CCTATTGTAAGAAATTACCCATTCTTTTTCAAGCCGATCCAGGACGGTATGGACAATCCGAAGACGGAGTTGGCCTTCCGTGTCCCTGCGAGTAAGATTACTCGTAAGAATATGGATGAGGAGCGCGATGATGATATAGATGGGTTAGATACTACCATTGACTGGAAAAACACAGCAGACAACAGCTATGACGGTGAGAAGCTGCTTCTACTTGTACATGACGAATCAGGAAAATGGGAAAAGCCAGAGAACATCTTAAATAACTGGCGAGTCACTAAGACTTGTTTGCGTCTTGGTAGCCGTATCATTGGTAAGTGTATGATGGGATCAACATCAAACGCGCTTAGTAAAGGTGGTGAGAACTTTAAGAAGTTGTTCTACGATAGTGATCCAACCAAGCGATCTGCCAATGGTCAGACCAAGTCGGGGCTTTACTCTTTGTTTATTCCAATGGAATGGAACATGGAGGGCTTTATTGACGAGTATGGATGGCCAGTATTTAATGATCCTAAGAAACCTGTTATGGGTATCGATGGTGAGGAGATTACTATGGGTGTCATTACCTATTGGAACAATGAGGTGGCTGCAATGAAGTCAGACTCTGATGCACTCAACGAATACTACCGTCAGTTCCCTAGAACGGAGTCTCATGCTTTTCGTGATGAGAGTAAGTCATCTTTATTTAACTTAACAAAGATATACCAACAGATTGACTACAACGATGCGATGATTAAAGATCGCGTCCTAACAACCGGTTACTTCCATTGGAAGAACGGCGAGAAAGACAGCGAGGTTATTTGGACGCCTGATCCGAAGGGGCGTTTTGTGGTATCATGGATTCCTGACGCTAAGATGCGTAATAATGTCATCAAGAAGGACGGCAAGTTCTATCCAGGCAATAAAGACATCGGTGTGTTTGGTTGTGACCCTTATGACATATCAGGCGTAGTTGGTGGTGGTGGGTCTGCAGGTGCGCTCCACGGTATAACCAACTTTCACATGGAGAACGCGCCAACCAATCACTTCTTTTTGGAATATATTGCTCGTCCTCAGACTGCTGAGATATTTTTTGAGGATGTCCTTATGGCTTGCTTTTTCTATGGAATGCCTATACTTGTAGAGAATAACAAGCAGCGACTATTGTACCACTTTAAGAACAGAGGGTACCGTCCATTCTCAATGAACAGACCTGACAAGAATACGTCTAAACTATCAAAGACAGAGCTTGAGCTAGGTGGTATTCCTAACTCTTCAGAAGATATAAAGCACGCTCATGCCAATAGCATCAACACTTACATTGAAGAGTACGTAGGAATTGACGCAGAAGGTAATTATCGAGAAAATGACAGTATGGGTGATATGTACTTTACGAGAACATTAAATGACTGGGCCCGATTTGACATTAACAACCGAACAAAACACGATGCCTCTATTAGCTCAGGATTGGCATTAATGGCATCTAGAAGGCACCTATTTATACCTGTTAAGCAGGAATCTAAAATAAGTGTTAAATTTGTAAGATATAAGAATACTGGCATAAGAAGCGAAATTATCGAATAATGGATAAAACATCAGTTGTTATCTCCTCATTACCCTTTCCGGACCAAATGGCGCCAGATGAAATCAAGGCGACGTTTGATTACGGATTAAAGGTAGGAAAAGCTATCGAAGGGGAGTGGTTTAAGAGGAAGTCTAATTCAAGCAGATTTTATCAGCAGTGGGGTGAATTCCACCGCTTGAGACTATATGCCCGTGGAGAACAGCCTGTACAGAAGTACAAGGATGAGATCGCTGTTAATGGCGACATATCAATGCTTAACTTAGATTGGACTCCGGTTCCAATCATTCCTAAATTTGTTGACGTAGTTGTCAACGGAATGTTAGACAGACCATACACTATTAAGGCTGAGGCTCAGGATGTTTTATCGGCTGAGAAAAAGAACGTGTTCCAGGACATGATCGAGGCTGACATGGTGGCTAAGGACTTCTTAACGATGACCAAGGAAACACTTGGTATTGACGCGTTCAACGTAAATCCAGATGAGCTTCCTGCAAATGATCAGGAACTTTCTCTGTACATGCAGATGAACTACAAGCCATCTATTGAGATTGCTGAAGAGATTGCCATCAACACACTTCTTAAGATGAATGACTATGAAGATGTGTTGAGAGATTATTACTACGACGTAGCCACGATAGGACTTGGTGTTGTAAAGCATGAGTTCCTTATCAATGATGGTGTTAAGGTTGAGTATGTAGATCCAGCTAACTGGATTCACAGCTATACTGAAAAGAGTGACTTCTCTGATTGTTTTTACTTTGGAGAGGTTAAGCAGGTTCACTACACTGAGCTGCTTAAAATGAATCCAAACCTTACTGACGAAGAGTTGACTGAGATTAAGAACGCAGGTTCAGCTTGGTATGACTACTTCCCGGTAGTTCGTAACTTTCAAGACGACGCATTCTTAAATGAGGTTGTGACGTTATTATACTTTAACTACAAGACTCATAAGAAGTTTGTTTGGAAAAAGAAATTACTAGAGAACGGAGGAGAGCGAGTAATTCGTAAGGACGATAACTTTAACCCACCACCAAACGAAATGTTTGAGGTAGTTGAGGCTGTTCGCGACGTTTGGTATGAAGGCGTGTTGGTCGGTGGATCAAACATCGTCATTAAATGGGAGATGATGAAGAACATGGTTCGTCCTAAGTCTGCATCACAGAAAGCACTTCCAAACTACATTGCTTACGCTCCACGTTACTATAAAGGAAATATTGAATCACTCGTTCGTCGAATGATTCCATTTGCCGATCAGATCCAATTGACTCACTTAAAGCTACAGCAAGTTATGGCTCGCGTAGTTCCTGATGGTGTGTTCATTGATGCTGATGGTATTAATGAAGTTGACCTTGGAACAGGCGCTGCATACAATCCTGAGGATGCGCTCAATCTATACTTCCAAACGGGTAGTGTGATTGGACGTAGCTACACACAAGACGGTGAGTTCAACAACGCGCGTATTCCAATCCAAGAACTCAACTCAAACAGTGGTCAAGCTAAGATGGCTGCCCTTATTGGCAACTACAACCACTACTTGAATATGATCCGCGATGTGACAGGTGTAAATGAGGTGCGTGATGCATCAACACCACACCCGGATGCTTTGGTTGGTGTTCAGAAGCTTGCAGCATTAAACTCAAACACAGCTACTCGCCACATCTTAGACGCTGGTCTTAATACCACTAAGAGAGTTGCTGAGTGCTTGTCTATACGTGTCGCTGACATACTTGAGTATGCTGACTTCGCCGAGGAGTTTGCTATGCAGATTGGCAAGTACAACATGGCGATACTTGAGGACGTTAAGGATCTTTACCTACACGACTTTGGTATCTTTATTGAGATTGCACCAGACGAAGAGCAAAAAGCTCAGCTTGAGCAAAACATTCAAATGGCATTGCAGCAGCAGACAATTGACTTAGAGGATGCAATTGACATCCGCACGATAAACAACATTAAGCTTGCAAACGAGATGCTTAAGATGAAACGTCGTAAGCGTATGGAGCAGAAGCAGAAAGAGAAAGAGATGGAGTTCCAAATGCAAATGCAGACAAACATCCAATCCTCTCAAGCTGCTGCTGAAGCTAAGTCACAGGTCATCCAATTGGAAGGCCAAATGAAATCTCAGATCAAGCAGATGGAAGTTCAAGGCGACATTCAGAAGATGCAGGCAGAAGCCGAGCTCAAGAAAGAGTTGATGGCTATTGAGTTCCAATACAACATGCAACTTAATGGTATGCAGATGCAGACATTGAAGGATCGTGAAACTGATAAGGAAAAGGCAAAAGATAAACGAGTCGACCTACAGGCCACTCGTCAGTCTGAGCTAATTAACCAACGACAGAATAACCTACCGCCTCAGAATTTTGAGAGTACAGAAGATTCTTTGGATGGATTTGACTTAGAATCATTTGGGCCTAAATAGATGAAAGTAAATAGAAAAGAAGAGTGGGAAACCACTAAAAAAGTTTGCTTAGAACTTGAAAAGTATAATATTAATCCATCTAATGGTATTATATTAAATATATCACCGGATTACAGCTCTTCTATATCCATGCACATAGCACATCATTTAAGCTCTATGGGTGAGATGATGGAGATGTTACATATAAATGTCCCATACCCTGATGAGGATCCTACTCCATATAGAGATAACTTTATAAAACAAATCCCATTATTTAATAAACAAAAAATTGTACTAGTGGAGGCAGGAATTATAAGTGGAAGTAATTACACATTTATGGTTAATTCATTGTCTAGTATAAAAGGAAAAGAAGTGATAACTGTAGCGCAATATGAAAATATACATAGTATTTTTAAATGTAATGTAGTTGGCAAGTATTACGATTGGAATAAAGAGCAATTAGAATTTTATTGGGAAAGAGAAAATAATCACTGGGGCTAGTAACTATGATGATTAAAATGAATAAATAAAATAATTATTAACTTTGTCAAAATTAAATTAAATGGAAAATGAATTCAAAGTAAGGTCTGTAGATTTCGAAGAGAAATCTGTAGCCGAAAAAGAAGCAGCGCTTCTTGAAGGATTAGAAGATCACTCTGGTGATAATGATACTGTAAAGATTGACTTAGCAGATCAACCACCAGTTGAGACAGTAGTAGATGATAACCCACCACAAGAGGTGGATTTAGATGATAATAAAGTTCTTTCATATTTAGGAAAAAGATGGAACAAAGAGATCACATCTTTAGATGAGTTAGTTGAGCAGCGATCACAAGCTGAAGAACTACCTGAAGATGTATCTGCGTTTCTAAAGTATAAGAAAGATACCGGGCGTGGTATTGAAGACTTCATGAAGTTGAATGTCGACTACAGCGCCATGGATGAAGATTCTTTGCTTTACCAATACCACAAAGAAAATAACCCAGAGCTTGATGCTGATGAGGTTAAGTTCGAGCTTGAGTCTAAGTATTCATATGATGAAGACTTTGATGATGAAAAGCACATTAAAAAGGTAAAGCTAGAACGTAAAAAAGAGCTGACTAAGGCTCGTGACTACTTTAATAAACTAAAAGAACAGTACAAAGCGCCGCTTGAGTCAAGGGATGCTTTTGTTCCAGCAGAAGAAAAAGAAGCTTACGAATCTTACAAGCAATATAAACAAGCCGCAACTAGCGAGCAAGAGGAGCAAACAAAGCGGTCTCAGTTTTTTGCTGACAAGACTAGTGAGTTGTTTTCTGATAAGTTTGAAGGTTTCAAATTTGCAATTGACGAAGACAAAGCGCTAACCTATAAACCAGCAGAAGCTAAGTCACTTCTTGAAGAACAGTCTTCACTAAAGAACTTTGTAAATAAGTTCTTAAACGAAGATGGTTACCTAAAAGATGCTGAGTTATTCCATCGAGCAATAGCGATTGCTTCGAACCCTGATAAGTTTGCAAAGTTCTTCTATGAGAAGGGAATGGCAGACACAGTTGATACAGTCTCTAAGGAGTCAAAAAATATCGACATGGTGCGTCAATCTACTCAGATGACTAAGAAAACTGACGGTGGTTTCCAAGTAAGAGCTGTAGAGCCTAGTTACGGTAACAGATTAGTTATTAAACAAAAACCTAAAAACTAGAAAAAATGGCTGGTACATTACAAGCATCTCCGGGCCCATTATTGACCCCGAGCTCTGTTAAGGCAGCATTGCCTACAAACTACATCACAAATTTTGATTTCTTGAATCAATATTTGCCTGACACTTACGAGCAAGAATTTGAGCGTTACGGTAACCGTTCAATCGCATCTTTCTTGCGTATGGTAGGTGCAGAACTTCCTACTAACTCTGACCTCATCAAATGGGCAGAACAAGGTCGTCTTCACACAAAATACACTAACGTTGTTCCTGCATCTGCAGCTGCATCTGACACAGCTACATTCAACATGCCAGCGTCTACTGTATGTAACTTCCGTGTAAACCAAACTGTATTCTTATCTTCTCAGACAATCGGTGCTAATGCAGCTAAGGCTGTTGTTAGTGCAGTTGCTTCTGACGGATCTACATTTACAGTTAAGTTCTACAACGCTTCTGGTTCACCATTTACAATTACAACTGAGCTTGTAACTGCATTTGTTTACGGATCTGAATTCGGTAAAGGAACTAGCGGTATGAGTGGTT